GTCCATTCAACTGTTGGCATATATTACTCCTTTGTTATGCCCGATCAACTTGCTCAACCACAGGGAACACCCGGAGGGTTTACAGTAACAGGAGATAACCAGTACGTTCAGAATCTTCCACAACAAGAGCAATTTCCTCAAGCATTTGCAGGCCAAGGAAGCCCTCAATTTGGTGGAACAGAATTAGGAATGGTTCCAGAAGGAAGAAGAACTGAGCAGGGATTTTCTGCACAAGATTATACCACTGGAGGCGCAGAAGCCTTAGGTAAGGATATGGGAGATGCGGTACCTGTAGATACAGTTGCAAGGAATGCATTAAAATGGGTAAATGACTTATTTAGAGGAGGGTCTGAGGAACAACAGCAGGTATCTGGACAAGAGGGTGGTGGTGTAACAGCTACTGGATTGGGGGTCACAGAGGGAGCCACAGAAGGAACTCCTATTACAGGAGGATTATCTCAAGACGAGCAGATGGAGTTACAACAGCATGAGCAAAGGTTAGCAGCAACCAGACCAGACTCTAATGCAGATGCCACAGTAAGTTGGCCAACGATGGGTGGCGATACTGGCAATAGGACTAGAGATTTAAATCTAGGAGTGCTTGATAGGATTCAGACAGAAGGACTCGGAGACACAGGTGGTACTAATTATCCATCAATAGGCGGGATAAGCGGACGAGCTAGGGATGTAAGTGGTGCAGATCAAAATGCTGCAATTGTTAATTCCTTGTTACGAGAGTTAGAAGCATCAGGTATAGGTGCGAATGAATTAAGAATGGCTGATATTGATGTGGATAAATTTGTATCTGGAGTTTATAATATGGCTGACGTAGATAAACTTATGGTGTTGGCTAATAGAGTTGGTGCTCCACCTTCTACGAGGGCGCGAATACAAACTATGTCAGATAATGTAGCCGGCACAAGTGGTAGAGGATTTGACTGGAAAGATCAAAAATACGATGAAGCGGTAGGTCGCACACAGGTGGATAAATACGGAAGATTGCAGGAAGAAGATTTCATGGATTATACTAAGCGTATGCATGCAAGGAATCAAGCAAGGAATTGGGTAGATCCCGATAAGAGATGAAGTATAAATCGGCGCATAACAAAGGAGTAATATATGCCAACAGTTGAATGGACAAACGCTCGTGGTATAAAGATGATCAAGCATTATGCTTATGATCAGGGTGGTGTATCAAAGGCTAATGCACACGTAAAGCGTTTAAAAGAACAAGGATTAAAGGGTAAAGTAACACATAAAACTGGTGTTGGTTACAGGAATCTTGGTGGAGCAAAAGCAAAAAGAGTTGGTTCAAGTCCCGCTGGAGGGCCTTTCCCACCACATACTAAGACATATAAACCACATCCAAGTAAGGGTAAGAAGACAAAGAAAAAGTCTTATTAGTATATGTAATAACATTAACAGGTGTAATAACAAAGGAGTATTATCATGGTGAGAAGTATGATGTTGAGAAATCCTCATGTGAGGGCAATGGATAGGTTCTTTGATTCTGCGATGGACAGAAGTTTTAGTCCTTTCGCTATTATGGACAAAGTATTAGAATCGGTATCGCAACCAATTCCTCCCGCGAATGGAGAGGAATTTACTTTGTATAAGATGACTCCGGTAAAATATAAGGTTGTTCATCAAAAAGACGGATCGGTTCATTACAATGTAATACAAGAGGAAGCAGATGCCGATAAAACGGTGCAAACTAAAGAGCGGTAAATCGGGTTGGAAGTGGGGTAATAAAGGAAAATGCTATCCCTCTAGAAAACAAGCCGAGAAACAAGCAAAGGCAGCTTATGCTTCTGGTTATAAGGGGGGCTAAATGCTTCCTAAAATTATAGATGAAGTTTATGCATCTACAAAAAATGCAGATGCGGCTAAACAGTTCGCTGAGTGGTCGCATTCTGCAGAGTTTGATTCTGTTGTCAAAGCATATGCTGACTGTCATAGGGATCCTAATATTGATGACTCTTTCATTAGGACTCTTGGCCAGTTGGATAGGTATTATCTTGGTGTGTTTTTGTGTAATCGCCATGATATGTTACATCCGTGGATCTACGAAAGATGTAGGGAAGTTGAAGAACAAAGAGACGGAAGGCTAGACCTTTGGGCTAGATTCCATTATAAGAGCTCTATAATAACATTTTTAGGTACGGTGCAGGAAGTACTATGTAATCCAAATATAACTATAGGGCTTTTATCATTTTCGGCAAGACAGGCTAAACCCTTTCTTCGCCAGATAATGCAGGAGTTTGATTCTAACGAAAAGCTAAAAGGATTATATAAAGATATACTGTGGGAAAAGCCTAGATTACAGGCACCAAAGTGGGCAGAGAACGAGGGAATTTGTGTCATGCGTTCTGCTAATCCAAAAGAACAAACTATAGAAGCGCATGGATTAGTGGATGGACAGCCAACTGGTCGTCACTTTGATTTAATTATTTATGATGATGTGGTAGTTCAGGAGTCTGTCTCTACTCCAGAGCAGATCAGTAAGACAACAACTCAATGGGAGTTGTCATTGAATCTTGGATCTACTCATTCACCTAGGTATCAGTACGCTGGAACTAGGTATTCATATGGTGATACATATGGTACTATTCTACAAAGAGCTGCTGTAAAGCCAAGGATTCATCCTGCAACTTATAGCGGAACTATGGATGGAGAGCCTGTCTTTCTAGAACCAGAAAGGTGGGAAGAGATAAAAAAAACAACATCTACATTTACTGTAGCGTGTCAGCAATTATTAAATCCGATAGCTGGATCTGATATAGCATTTAAAGAAGAGTGGTGGCAAGAATACGAAGTAAGGCCGTATACTATGAATGTATACCTTATGTGTGATCCTGCTCACTCCAAGAAGAAGACTTCTAATAGAACTGCTATGGCTGTAGTTGGGGTAGACTCTAACTATAATAAGTTTCTACTTGATGGGTTATGCCATAGGTTATCTCTATCTGAAAGATGGGATAATCTAAAGAAGTTTAGGACTAAATGGAAGAGGGCTCCAGGCATAAGAGAAGTAAAAGTTGGTTACGAAAGATACGGTGCTCAGGCAGATATAGAGCACTTTAAAGAGATGATGAGAATAGAAGGAAGTTCATTCCCTATATATGAATTGAACTGGGTAGGTGGTGGGGGTTCTCAATCTAAAAAAGATAGGATACAACGTCTAGAACCAGACTTGAAAGATGGTTCATTCTTTTTTCCATATCCAACTGATAAGAATCAGTTGACTTCTGCACAAATTGATTATAAAGAAAGAAAGCAAGACTTTCTTAATTCTAAAAAGATAATGTGCAAAAACGAAGAGGGTAAACTATACGATCTTTCTAATTGGGTAAAGGAAAATGAGTATTGCTTATTTCCAAGTATACACCCAGACTTCCTAGATGCACTGTCCAGAATATATGACATGGATGCTATGCCTCCAATGCCAAGAAGGGGAAGAGTCCTAGAACCAGCAAAAGAGGAACGTTATTAATGGCTAGGAGATTTAGGTACGGCGGTGGTTACAAAGGGCCTCCGCGAAGAGTTGCTTACAGGATGGTTAATGGTCGTAAGTTCTACGAAAAACAACCGAGAGATTTTCCGTATGGTATTCTTCCTTACGCTCAACCTTTTTATTGGACTTCTGGATATTGTGAAAATGATACAAGCTCATAGGAAATATAATGGCTACGATAACACTTAGAGAAACAAAGGGATCACCACTTTCATTTTCAGAAGTGGATGGTAACTTTACGAATCTTAATAATGATAAGCAAGAACTAATAAACTCATTTGGCGCTGAAACTACTATGGTTGATAATGCTGATTATATTTCTTTTTGGGATACATCGGCTGGTGCTGCTAAAAAGATTTTTGCCATTGATACTCCATTTTTCTATAGAACTATGGTTATAAAGGTTATTCCAGACGCTAATGATACTTATGTAGGTGATGGAATTACGGCGGTTACTTGTCCAACTACTTTTGATGGATTGGTTCTGTACTCTATAGGTGCTCATGTATATACTGCTGGGGTTGGAAGCGTTACGACTGTTCAATTATATAATGTAACTACATCAACTGATGTTCTTAGCACTCCAATAACAATAGATGCTGGAGAATTGGATACTAATAGCGCTGCTACACCGGCAGTAATTGATACAAGTGGTAATGTTAATAAAGTGTATTCTGATGGAACAACTGCTACTGTATTAAGAATTGATATAGATGCTATTGGTAGCAGCACTGCGGCAAAGGGATTAGAGATAAGGATGGAGTTTCGTGGTTCTAACTAGCGTATTTAAAGGATACCCACCTTCTGTTTCTGTAAAAAAACCTGTTCCAGAGATAATATGTAATCTCAATGAGGACAAGGATAAGGTAAGGGATAACATAAAAAAAAATATTCAGAGGGGGTTACCTCAAGTTCAGCCTTACGAAACTCAATGGGACAAAGTAGTTTGTCTTGCTCTAGGTGGGCCAACATTAAAAAAAACTTTTCCTAACCTTTTAGAAAAGAAAAATGATGGAGTCCCAGTTATAACTGTTAATGGAAGTTATAAGTATTGTATAGATAATGGATTAGAGCCTTCTGCTATGGTTATGTTGGATAGTAGAGAATTTAATAATAGGTTTGTTAAACCATTAAGAAAGGATTGTAAGTATTTTATTTCTTCACAATGTCATCCTTCTGTGTTTGATATGTTGGAAGATTGCCAAGTGTGGATTTGGCACGTTGCTGGAGATGAAAATTATGATCTTTTGCAGGAACAGTATGGTGAAGAATATTTTCCTGTGATGGGGGGTGCTACCATAGCGCTGAGGGCTGTACATTTGTTTAGAATGTTGGGATTTCATAAGTTTGAGATGTTTGGGTTTGACAGTTGTGTTATAGGAGAACATCATGCTTATGAGCAACCTGAAAATGATGATGAAGGAATCATAGACGTTACTGTATCTGGAAAGGAATTTAGGTGTACGGCTGCCCATTATCATCAAGCAAAAGAGTTCGTTGATATGATTTCTAAGACCGGCGAACATTATGATTTGGCTGTTCATGGAAATGGGCTTATTTCCCATATAATAAAAAACCCAGATTCATTGACTATAAAAGAGGAGGTAATATAACATGGCTGCTGCTGCTTGGAGTTTTTATAATTCCTTTAGGGAATATTTAGGCGAAGGCGACTTTGATTTAAGCGGTACAAGTGTTGGATTTAAAATGGCTTTGCATACTAGCGCTGCAAGTGCTAATGTAAACACTGCTACTTTATCGACACAAGCGTCACTCGCAAATGAAGTTGCTAATGGCAATGGATACACTACTGGTGGTGCATCTGTTCCATCTAGAACATGGGCCGCTGGCGCATCTGCTGGTGTGTTTCGTTGGGATTCAACTGCTGTTGTATGGACTGCCACTGGTGGGACAATTGCGAATGTTAAATACGCAGTCATCTATCAATCTAGTGGTAAACTGGTATGTTTTTCAAAGTTGACTACATCTCAATTCACTTTGGCTGATGCTAATACACTCACTGTCACTCCGAGTTCGAGTGGTATATTTGAATTAACATAGGGGGTGAATCATGGGTGTAGAGACAGCCACATATATTAGCCAACTTTCGGCTACAAATCCGCTAGCCACAGACCCAGTTAGTGAGGGCGACGACCAGATTCGTCTCGTGAAGTCAGTTTTGCAGTCTCAGTTTACTAGTCTTGGGGCTGCTGCGGTTACTACGACTGCTGCTGAAGTTAATCAGTTAGATGGATTTGCAATGCTTCAGGAAAACAACTCCATCTGGTTAGGTGATGACCCTTCATCAACTACTGACACTGCAAGTTACAATGTAGCGGTTGGTATATCTGCATTAGATGCTATTACAACAAGTGATTACAACGTCGCAGTTGGATATGAGGCACTCACCGCTTTAACGACCGGCGATCAGAATACTGGTGTTGGCCCTTGGACAAGTGTGGCTTTAACCACTGGATCAAGAAATACCATTGTTGGTAATTCCGCTTTTGCAGATGCTACAACTGCCAATGATAATTCTGGTTTGGGTAGTGAGGCATTTAGATTTCTAACAACTGGAGCCGATAATGTAGCTATTGGCGCAAAGGCGCTTAGAATTACCACAACAGCCAGCAGTAATACGGCAGTCGGTAAGTCGGCATTAGAGGTTACTACCACTGGCGCAAATAATGTAGCAGTAGGTGCGTATGCTGGAGATGCTAACACCACTGGTGGTAATAACGTTGCCATTGGTTATGATGCCCTAACGGCTAATACTACTGCCGCATCAAATGTAGCAGTAGGGTATCAAGCATTAGATGCCAATACAACAGGAACTCCAAATGTTGCAGTTGGACAAAG